GAGGGCATCCTGGCGAACGGCACGTCGAACCCGGGTTTTGCGGCCTGCGAAGCGATCATCGCCGCCGACAACACCAACACCCGCCCCACGACGGTGGACATCCCGATCAGCAATACTTGGACCCAGGAAAACGCTGCCGTGAGCCGGGCCTACGGCGCGGTGCTGATGAACCTCGGGTATAACGGCTCCGCGCCGGCGGCGACTCGCAAGCTTTCCGTCGCTCTCGGCGTCGGGGCCGCGGCCTCCGAAGTCGAAATCTTCCGCATGTCGGCCCATCTCCACAGCTCGGGCACCCCGTTCATGCGCGGGGCGGCCCTGGTTGAGAAGGTCATCGCCAGCGGCGCCCGCGTCTCGGCGAAGGCGCAGAACAGCGCAGGCGCGGCGGAAAACATCCGTGTCCAGCTCCTGGGCTTCTACTGATGACCACGGTCGCGCAGCTCGTTCGGATGTGGGGCGGTCTCGGCCAGGCCGCCGCCGCCCCCATCATCACCTCCCTGCCTACGGGCGGGGTGAACGAGGGCGAGACCCTTGCCTTTGCGCTGACCGCGGACCAGACCGTCACTTGGTCGATTGTCGGCGGAGCGGACGCGGCGTCATTCGAAATCAGCGGATCAACTCTGCGTTGGACCGCTAACGGGACAAAGGCTTACGCTGACGGCGGCCAGAACGACTACGTGGTGATCGTCCGCGCGACCAACCCCACAACGGGCCGCATCGACGAAGACCCTATTACGATCACCGTGGACGAGGTGACCGAAACCGCGCCGATCCTGCTTGCCGACCAAACAAGCTACCGCGGCGCGGACACCAAAGCAGGCCATGGCGTAACCCTCCTGCGGGACCTGATGTGGGAGGGCGGCGACGCGCCCGAGACCTGGACCCTAACCCGCACATCGGGAACGGCAGGCCACTTCACCGAACCAACGGACGGAACTTTCCCGACGCCGACGACGACTGGCGATGCGGCGGGACTGAACGGCGGCCCCTACGTCTACAATGTCGTGGCTCATGCGGCCGCTGGCGACAGCAACGTCGCCGAGCTGACCATCAACGTCCGGGCCAACACCTTTACGATCTCCAAGCGCTCGGAGATCACGACGGTTCTCTCTGCCGGCATCAACGGCAAGACCGTGGAGTTCGCCGAGGGCTCAACCGACCTGGCGCTCTCGACCATGGCCGCGCCGATGACCTTCCTGCGCTGGCGTTCCGCGAGCGGCTGCACGATCAAGCACGAAAACGCCGCCAACAAGTGCCCGATCGGCAACCTGTATATCCGCCTGCCGCTGAACCTGACCTTTGACGGGGTGTTCGTCACACCCCAAGCGCGGACCTCGGCCGGCGCGAGCGAAAAGGCGGTGCAGATCCTCACCTCGTCACCTGGCGTCGGCGAGAGCGAAAGCAGCGTTCACTTCGAAGGCTGCGGCATCACGGGCGCCGCCAACACCGCGACGACCGTCTGGGGCGTCTACTTCGTCACGGGAGCGGGCGGGAACCTGACGGCCACGACGAACAACTGGTCGTCCACGTGGGTTTCCAACGACCTCTATTACAACAACAACGCCAACGCTTCGCTGATCGTCACCCACTCCGGGATTACCGATCTGCGCTACTTCACCAAGAACGCCGACCGGGTGGACCCCGGCACGAGCGGGACCCTCAACGTCACCTACGCCCACCGCCGGATCATGACGCCGCGGTTCGACGCCACGCAATCGAGCGTCCACGCGGACGGCTTCCAGCTCAACGCCAACGAAAGCTGCTCCGGCATCGTCTACGACCGCTACACGGTCATCCTGGCCGATGGGGACTCTTCGGCCTGTCAGGGCTTCTTCACGTCGAACGGTGGGTTCGTCGGAGCGGTGATCAAGAACTACATCTATGTCGGCCGCTCGACCCACGCCTGCACGGTCATTGGCTCGGACGCTACGCATCCCTTCCGTCTAGGAAATTTCACCTTTCTGCTGCAATGCTCGGGGATCTACGGGACCCACGGCGGAAGCGGGGACACCCTCTGGGACGACCGGCCTGGCGCGTCGGATATACCCGGTGTCGTGCTTGGTTCGGCCAACTCCGACATCGTTATCAAGGACGGCTACATCCAGGGCCAGGTCAGCAACTTGTCGAGCTATACGGTCCCCGGAACGGTCACAACCCGCAACAACTCCGGCGATGTTTCGGGCCTGTTGCCGAACGCCGATTGGATCACCTCGACGGCGCTCAAGGCCACCATCGACGCCCTTGCAAACAACGTCGACAACTACACCGGCGTCGCCGACGCGCGTTGGACCGGGACCACGGCGGAAGTCTATGACGACGTGATCGCAGCTCTCACCCCGGCCAGCGGGACAGTCGGCGCTGTCAGCTCGGATGGATCGCGGCCCCTGGCGACGTTCTAGAACACACGCTCTAGGCGATTTGCGTTGTCTTAAGCCCGCCTGAGGCATAGCTTTCCGCCATGCTTCACAAGATCAAGAGCGCGGGCTACCGCGCGGTGCGCAATGTCCGCGTCGCCGGCTTCCGGCGGCTCGGAATGACCATCGGCGAGAACGTCAACCTCTCGCCCCACGCCCACCTCGATACGACCTATCCGAAGGGCGTTGTGATCGGCGACTACAGCACCATCGGGCCGGGCGCGCGGGTTCTCACCCACGACTTCCCGAACAACGCCCACAAGACGACCCGGATCGGGTCGAACTGCTTCATAGGCGCGCACGCGGTCATTACCCCGGGCGCGATCATTGGGGACCACTGCATCATCGGAGCCGGGGCGGTGGTGGGCGGCAACGTCCCCGCAAACAGCCTTGTCGCCGGCAACCCCGGCCGGGTGGTGGAGAGCAACATTCGCACCGGGCGCTGGGGGCAAAGGCTCACGACCCCGCGGCGGGTGAAAGATGAGGTCGCCGCCGTCGCGTCGGGCGATCTGCTCGGCTCCTACCTGGGCGATGTTGATCCGACCGTGCCGTTTTCGGACCAGGACATCGACAGCTTCATGTTGGTGACCCTGCGCGCCGAGATCGAAGAGAACGAGGGCTCGCAGATCAGTGACGAGCTTTGGACCGAAATCGAGCGCCCGGCGGACCTGCTGCAATTCATCACCAAGCCGAAGTCCGGCCGGAGTGGTAGCGTCGTCGGCGCCACGGCCCGGCGGTCCTACGAAATGAACATGCCGCAGATGGCGGTGGGTGGCCTTTCCGAAAACTGGATGTTCAAGGAAGTGGGCGACATGCACTGGTCGATCCTGACCGGGGCGCTGGGGGTCAAAAGCCGGGAGATCGCAGACCAGGCCGGCGAGCGGCTCTATGCGACGTTCACGCGGATGCGCTGGTCGGCGGACGTCCCGCTGGTCCGCTTCGCCGAGAACGATACGTTGGACATCACCGCGGCCACGACGCGCTACGGCGCCGGCATGTTCTTTTCGACCATGGATCTGAAGAGCGACGCCGGCCGGATCAAGTTTGAGATCATGTCGAACTTCTCCAAGTTCGGAGAGGGCGGCGGCAACACGTCGATGACGAAGGGCCAGCCGGCGATTCCTGATGGCTTCGCGATCCCGAGCCTGCCGGAGCACCCTGAGTTCTCCAACGGCTTCCGCGAGGCCCGCAAGAGCCTCGACACCCTGCCAACGTCGATCTGGGGGACCGAGTACCAGTTGCAGCCCCAGACCGACGTCAACGGGGTCGGGCTGGTCTATTTCGCGTCCTATCCGCTGATCGCCGACCTCTGCCTGAACCGCTACCTTGAGCGCTCGGAGCTGCTGGCTTGGTCCCCCGTGGAACGCGACATCTGCTACTTCGCAAACGCCGACGTCGAGGATCTGCTGATCTACCGCATTCACAGCGATGACCAGACGCGCAACACCCGCAAGATCGTCGCCACGCTCCGGCGGGACAGCGACGGCAAGGCCATGGCGCTGATCAATTTGACCCTTCAGCGGGTCAAGGCTGCGGCGAAGGTTCGCGCTATCGCTTAGCGGTGGACCTGTAACGAGAAGCGCTGGGGGTCTGACCCCGCGTGCGCTCAGCCTCGGCCTGACGCTCAGCCTTTTTCTCGCGGGCGTGGTCTCGGAACGTCCAGTAGGTCGTAAGAACGACCAGCACGAACGTGCAAACCGCCAGCGCCGGTATCCATAAGGCGTCCATGCCGGGAATTTAGTTCGCCACCGGCGGGCCGGCAACCAATCGTGCGCTCAGCGCCGGAACCACCTTCCATCCCAGTCTCGACCCACCCCGAGAGGGAGGACGAATGCCCGCCATCCCTCTAGGCCTCTCCAGCTACGAGCGCGCCGACCTCGCGCCGCTGCTGCTGGCCAATTATTTCTTCGAAACTGCGCCAACCAACCTGGAAGATCAGGTCGCCCTCATCCCCAGGCCCCGCACGCGCCTGTTCTCCACGGTCTCTGACGGCCCGATCAATGGCCTCTACCGCAAGGGCGGGGTGATCTTCGGGCGCATCCTGGTCCTGTCGGGGAATGACCTCTACCGGGTGGAGCAGAGCGGCCAGGACGCGCCGGGAACCCCAACCCTCATCGACACCGTGGAGGGCGTCAACCGCATGTCCGCGGAGGGCAATTCCTCCCTGGTGGTCCTCACGCGGGGGACGAAAGCCTACCACACGGACGGCACGACGCTGACCGAAATCGCCTTGCCGGACAGCTTCAACTGCCTGGCCGTCGACACCCTGAACAGCTACTTCCTGTTCGTCCGCGGGGCCTCGGGCCGGTTCTACTGGTCGGCCATCGGCGGGACGACGGTCGACGCCCTGGACTATGCGACGGCGGAATCCCAGCCCGACGTGCTGATCACCCTGAAGGTCCTGGGGGACGAGCTGTGGCTTATGGGCCGGCTCTCCATCGAAGTCTGGCAGCCGACCGGCGACACCGATCTGCCCTTCCAGCGGATCGGCGGGCGGATCTTCGGCATCGGCTGCACGGCGCGGGACACGGTGCGCAAGCTCAACGTCGGCGGCAACGATACCATGTGCTGGGTGGGGACCGATCGCAGGGTCTACCGCACCGATCCCAACCCGGTGAAGATCAGCGACAACAGCATCGACGAAAAGCTGCAGATCTCCGACCCGAACGAGCTTTACGCGGTCGACTGGAGCTGGAACGGCCACGACTTCTACGTCCTGCACATTCCGGGTCACGGCTCATTCGCCTACGACCTCCAGACCAAGCGCTGGGGGGAAGTCTCAAGCTACGGACGCGACCTGTTCCGCGGTCAGGTTTCCGCCGTGGGGCCGAACAACCAACCCCTGCTGGGCGACGACGACAACGGCACGGTCTGGGAGCTGACCGACCAAGTGCGGGCCGATGGCGATGACCCCGTGGGTTTCGAGTTCTCGGGCCTGCTGGAAGTCAACGGATCGGCCACCCGCTGCAACAACGTCCTTCTGGACTGCACCACGGGCCTGACGCCCGACCCTGAGAACGACCCCATGATCCTCATGCAATGGTCGGACGACAAGGGCCAGACCTGGAGCGATTGGCGCATCCAGCCCCTCGGCCGGCAAGGTGAGCGGTCCAAGCGGGTGATGTGGTCGCGCCTGGGGCTTCTGAAGCGTCCCGGCCGGCTGTTCCGGTGGAGGACGACGGAGCCGATCACGGCCCGTAAAGCCAAGTACAACGAGGCGTACAAATGACGCTGGCGGCCCTCGACAAGGCCGCGCCGATCATCATTCCAGGTCGGGGAAGCCCCAGCCCGTATTTTCAGCGGTTCTGGCAGAACATCGGCATTGGCCCCGATCTGGACTGGGATGCACCGATCACCGACCCCGCCGGCCGCGTGACGCCGTACTTCCAGCGCTTCTGGCAAAACCTCGCCCTTCCAGGCGCAAAACTCGACAAGTCCGCCCCGATTGTTGATCCCAAAACCGGGCGAATTACCCCATACTTTCAGAGGTTTTGGCAAAACCTCGTCGCTGCCTTGCCCTAGGAGACCACATGCTAGGCGCTCTACTCTCCGCCGGGGCTTCGCTGATCGGCGGGGCCATGCAGTCGAAGTCCTCCAGCAGGGCGGCCAAGGCCCAGGAAGCCTCGGAAATGCGGGCTATGGAGGCCCAGCGCCGCGCCGCGGGCGAGGTGCGCCAGCTCAACGCGCCGGGCGTCGCGGCTTACGGGACCGGCCTCAACGCGCTGACCGGACGGCTGGGCCTGCCGACGCAGGGCGTGGCCTCGGCGACAGCGCAAGGGGCGTTCGACCCCCAGGCCTATCTCGCCGCCAATCCCGATGTGCAGGCCGAATATGCCCGCCTGAATCCGACGAACGACCCCAACCACCCCCTGGGCTCGGCGACGGACTTCGCCCAGCAGCACTATACGAACTTCGGCAGCAAGGAACCGGGCCGCCCAGGCGTGCCGCAGGCGCAGCCGGCCCAAGCCCCCGGCAACGCCCTGACCGGCGCTCCTGGGGCTTCTCCTGGGACCTACGGCACGAGCGCCAACCCCACCTATCAGGAGCGCGGCGACTTCAAGTATGGGCTGGAGGATTACAAGGCCTCGCCCGGCTACGCCTACCAGATGGAGCAGGGCCTAAAGGGCGTCCTGGCTTCCTCCTCGGCGACGGGCGCCCTGCAATCCGGCGCGGCTCTGAAGGCCCTTCAGGATCGCGGCCAGCAGATCGCCTACCAGGACTACACCAAAGAGCGCGACTTCGCCGCCGGCCAGCATACCCTCAACCGCTCGTGGGACCGGAGCATCTACGGCGATGACCGGGATTACCTGACCAGCCGCTTCGACCGCGGAACCGACGACCTGATGCGCTACACCGGCATCGGTCAGAACGCGCTTACGGCGACTGGCAACGCGGCGCTGGGCGAAGGGTCGGCCATTGCGGACGGCTACACCTCGATCGGCAACGCCAAGGCCGGGAACGCGCTGCAGCAGGGTAACATCTGGTCAGGCGTGGTGGGCAATGTGGCTGGGGCCGCGGCGGGCATCGTCAACGGCGGTGGCCTGAACGCGCTGACCAAGAAGCCGATAGCATGGTCGCCCTCGTGGGGCGGGGGGTCCTGATGGTCGATATTGCGAACTTCCGTTTCCGTGACCCCGGCCAGGCCTTCGATGAGGGCTATGGCCGCGTCAACGCCCTGCGCACGGATCGCGCCCGCATGGTGGCGGGGAACGCCCTGACCGGCGGGAACTACGGCGCCGCAGCCGGCGCGCTGTACGGGGCGGGGGATCTGGCTGCGGGCGCGCGGGTGCAGGGCATGGGCGAGGAGCGCCAAGCCGCCGCCGCGAAGGCCCAGAAGGACCGCGAAGACGAGATCATGACCTTCACGGGTGAGATGGCCGGGCGGCTGTCCACCATTCTCGACGAGAGCCAAGACGACCCCAACGCCGCGGTCGGGGCCTTCGACACCTTCTTCGCGCCCCGCCTGCAGCAGCTCGGCGAGAGCCCCGAAGAGATCGCCCAGGCGCGGGAACAGCTTGCCGGCAACGCCCGCCAGACCGTCCTGGCGCTTGGCGCAGGCGCGGCGAAACAGAAGGGCCTTGAGATCCGCGCCGTGGGTGACGAAGTGTTCGCCCTTGACCCCATGACCGGCCAAGTCGTCGCGCGCTATCGGGGCTCTCGCACCGTCAATATCCCGGAAGGGGGAGCGCTCTACGAGATTCCCGGTCAGTACGGTCAGGGAGCCCCACAGGCGCCCCCGGCGATGTCTGGCGCACCGATGCCCCAGCCGACCCCGCAAGGCGCTCCTGACGCTCTATTCGAGGGCATGGTGCAGCAAGAGAGCGGCGGCCGGGCTGGCGTGCTTGGACCTCCGACGCCCTATGGCCGCGCCGAGGGCCGCACGCAGATGCTTCCCGCGACGGCCGAAGAGATGGCCCGCAAGATCGGCCTGCCCTGGCGGCCGGACCTCATGCGCGGCGACACCCCCGCGGCGGCCGACTATCAGAACCGGCTTGGCCGCGCCTACCTCGACGAAGGCCTGGAGAAGTACGGCGGCGATCCTGAAAAGGCGCTGATGTACTATCACGGCGGGCCTGACGAGAGCCTTTGGGGACCGAAGACGCGAGCCTACGCGCAGTCGATCTTGTCCAAGGTCGGGCCGCAGCTTCAGGGCGGCGCGGGTCAGGATCAGCTTGCCGGTGGCGGTGAGGGCGATGGCCCGCGCCTGCTGGTCAGCCGTCCGAAGGCCGTCGATCCCATGAAGGCGCTGCAGGAGAAAAAGCTGCGCAACGACATCGCCGAGCAGGAGCAGAAGCTTTCCAGCCCCGGCGGCAACTCGACGGAGAGCGAGCGCACGGCCGGATTCCTCGCCTCGCGCCTGGCCGACAGTCTGAAGAACCTGACCGCCATCAGCGGGCGCTCACCGGAGGCCGGAAAGCCGAACCTGATGGAAAGCGCGGCCGAGCGCATCCCCTACACCGATGGCGCCGCGGCCAATCTCGTCCGCAGCGCAGACCGGCAACAGGTCATCGCCAACCAACTGGACATTCTGGACGCCGCCCTGACCCTGGGCACGGGCGCAGCCTACACCCGCGAGCAGCTTGAGAACTACCGGTCGACCTATTTCCCGCAACTCCTCGACAAGCCGGATACGGTCACCAGCAAGCGCCAGAAGCTCATCAGCCTTCTGACCGCCGCCAAGATCAAAGCCGGCCGGGCCGCTCCCCCAGAACTGGATGCGGCGCTAGAGGCCGCCAAACGTCAGTTTGGGGTCAGCGGGTCCCAGCCCGTGACCGCACCGAAGGTCGGCGAAATCCGCAAGGGCTACCGCTACAAGGGCGGAAACCCGGCGAACCCGCAATCCTGGGAGAAGGCGCAATAAATGGCCGGGCCTTGGGAAGATTTCGCAGAGACCGCCGAACCGCCAGCCGATGGACCGTGGGCGGACTTTGCCGATGCGCCGGCCGCCGGCCCCAAATCCAAGGCCGCCAAGCCGAAGCGCAAGCGCAGCGTCTACGGCGAAGTCGCCGGCTTCATGGCGAACGTCAACCGCGGCCTGGGGATTGGTGACGAGATCGCCGCCGCGGGCGGCACGGTCGTCAACGCCCTGACTGGCCGTGGCCCGCAAGGCTGGGACGCCAACATGGCCGCCCAGCGGCAGACCGAAGACGAGTTCCGCCAGGACCGTCCAAAGGTCGCAGCGCTCGGCCTGGGGTCCGGCAACGCCCTCACCATGGCCGCCCCGGCTGGTCCTGGCGCTGCGGCGTTCGCGACCGGAGGCAAGGCCATCAACGCCCTGCGTGGCGCGACCGTGGCGGGGCTGTCCGGCGCAGCTTACAGCGCCCTTGACCGCGGGACGCTGGGAGAGCGGGCCGTAGGCGCCGCCCAGTCCGCCCGCAATCCCGTATCGCTTGCCTTGGGCGCGGGGGCCGGCGCACTCGCCGCTCGTGGCGCCCCCCGCGCCACCCGGCCCGCCGCACCGTCCATCGACGAGCTGCAGGCGCAGAAGTCCGCCGCTTACAAGGCGGTGGACGAGTCTGGGGTGGGCTACTCGTCGGAACAGTTCTCCAGCCTGGCCGACGACATCACGAACGCCATGCGCGAGGCTCGCTTCAATCCGCGCCTGCACCAGCGGGCCGCTGCGATGCTCGACGAGATCAGCGACATGTCGAACCAAGCGGCGGGAACCGCTCCGTCGCTAAGCGAGCTTGACGACCTTCGTCAGGTCATTTGGCGCGACGTGTCTAGTTCCACCGATCCCGGTGAGCAGCGCATGGGCGAGATCATGCGGCAGCGCATCGACGCCTTTATTGATGCAGCCGGAGATTCCGACGAGATCCTGAGGGCGCGGAACCTAAACACTCGGGTGAAGAAGCTGGAGGCGCTGGACGGCCTGGACGAAGCGGCCACTGAGCGGGCGCTAGCAAGCGGCACGGGCTCCAACATCGACAACGCAACGCGCCAGAACGTGCGGCGCTTCAAAGAGAAGACCAAGAACCTCACGCCTGCGGAGCGTCAAGCGGCTGAACGCGTCATCAGGGGCTCGCCTGGTCAAAACGCGCTGCGGGCGGTTGGCCGCCTGTCGCCTGAGGGCGGAACAGTGTCGGCGGTCGGGAGCATCTTTACCGGCGCGGCTACCGGGGGAACGCTACCGGCTGCGGGCTTCGTATCCCGTCGCGTCGCCGACGCCATCACCCGCCGGAACGTGGACGAGTTGCGCCGGATCATCGCCATGGGCGGCGAGGCGGCCGATGAGGTGGCCCGTCAGGTGGCGATGAACGCGGACGACCTGATGCCGCAGCTCGCTAACGATCTTTCCGTGGCCGGCGGCGTGCAGGGGGCTTCGGCTCGCCCTCCCATCGAGATCGACGTGTCGCGCTCAACCAATCCTGAACACCTCGCCTGGCGGCGCGCCCAGGGATTGCAATAGCCCGTTTCAGGCCTCGCCACCCCCTGACCACGGCGACCCAGAGGATGAAAATCCCCATGGGCGTGTACCAGGACTGATCCGCAATATCGTCGAACTCGTCGCGCGGCGGCGGTTGGTTCTTCTTCCCCATTCCCCAGCCTTATCACGGAGCGAGCGCCAATGGCAGCCCGTCAAGTCGTAGTTCCTGGCGCGCAACCCAGCCGTGACGCCAACGGCCGGGCCATGCCGGCGAAGCTCTATTTCTACGCCCCCGGCACAACTACGCCCAAAACGGTTTACGAAGACCAGGCGCTTTCGGTCACCCACGATTTCCCGATCATCTCCGACAGCTCGGGGCGGTTTGCGGCGATCTGGGCTGAAGAAACCGAGTTCTTCGATGTCGGCTGGACCGACCTGCAGGACGTGGCGCAGGACACCTTCCAGAACGTCCAGCCGCTGGCGGATGCTGTCCTGGCGAGCGTGGCCCTTGCTGAAGCTGCGGCGGAAGACGCCGAGACGGCTCGCGACGAAGCCGAAGCGATCGCAGAAGAGTTCGGCGATCTCGACACCGCCATGACCACGATCAACAGCGCCGTGGGGACGGCGTTGGGCCATGCGTCTGCGGCCTCGGGCTCTGCGGGTCTAGCCTCGGACTACGCTGACGATGCTGCGGAATCTGCGGCGGCTGCGGCGCAATCGGCGGCTGACGCTGCAGCCATCGCCGGGTTCGATGTCACCAAGATCGTGGCCGTCAACTCGGTTCAATCCTTCACCTCGGGCGAGAAGACCCAAGGCCGGTCGAACATCGGGGCGGCTTCTGCTGACGCTCCGACCATCACGAACGGGATCGCGCTGGGCGGATCGGTCGCGAACACGGTCAACGCCGTTGCGGCGCTCGCGATCGACGCCTCGGCCTCAGAGTACCACACCAAGGCCTTGGCGGTGGACAGCACCTTCACCTTCACCGGCTTTACGGCCAGCAAGGGGCAAGGCTTCGCGCTGGAGCTGACCCTTTCGGCCGGCGCTGCGCCGACCTTCCCGGCCGCCGTGACCTGGATGCCAGACGAGACCGAGCCCACCTGGATCGACGGCGTTTGGGTCCTCGGCTTCATCACCTTCAACGGCGGTACGAAGGTCTACGGCTCCGTCATGGGCTTCGACGCCCCGTGAGCATCCTTCAGCGCATGATCCTGGCGTCTGGCGGCTCCCAGGTCATGGCCGATCCTGGGCAGGTGGAGTGGACCGCCGAGGAAAACGAAACGTGGATCGTTCCGGCAGGCGTCTATTCCATCTGTGCGGTCGCCATCGGCGGCGGCGGCGGCGGAAACATCGGCTCGGTTGGTCCCAGCTCGTCATTCTACGGACCAGGCGGCGGCGGACTCCATTGGCGAAATGATATTGCCGTTACGCCGGGCGAGAGCTTGACGGTCGTCGCCGGGATCGCCGGGCTTCAACAGTTCGATAGCCAAACATCGGCGCAGAACGGCGGCAACAGTTACGTCATGCGAACGGCGACCGCCGAAATCCTTGTCAGGGGATATGGCGGCAAGCGGAGCGCGGGGAGCGGGCGGCTAGGCGGCCTCAACGACAGCGGAACCCTCGGCGGCGGTGGCGGCGATGGCGGCGATGGCGGCCAATCCGGTCTCAACAGCTACGCAGGCGGCGGCGGCGGCGCGGGTGGGTACGTCGGCAAAGGCGGCCAAGGCGGCGGCGGGGCTCCCCCTGGCGGCACGGATGGCGATGGTGACAATGGCGCAGGCCGCCCGCCCGTCACCGACAGCGGCGGCGGTTATGGCGGCGATGGAACCGACGACGGTTCGACTGGCTTGGCCGCCGGCCAGGGCGTGGGCCTTCAGGGGCGAACTGCGGACTTCGCCCCCGGCAGCCGGGGAACGCCAAAAGTAGGGGCCGGGGGTGTGTACGGGACGCCAGGCCAATCCGGTGGCGTCCGCATCATGTGGGGCGCGGGCCGGTCCTATCCTGACGCCGCTGTAGACGTAACCTAGTAGCCCGCGGAGGCGTTGCAGCGCCCCCGCGGACCCAGCCCGACAGGGTGAGCCTGCCTGACCGTCCGTGCACACGGCGTCGGCGACTCTGCACGTCGGGGACCTTTTCACAACCATGGCCGCAGGGTGAGGGCGTCCGAGATGTACCTAAATGACAGCCACAGCCCTACGGCCCGAGCCCATGGCTGACGATCCCCATGGGCAGTATCGGGAGATCATCGCCCGCCTTGAGGGCCAAGACCGCCGGCTTGACGAGATCCGCGAAGACGCCCGCGAGGGCAGAGACGCGGCTGTGAGGATGGCCGAGCGCTATGCGGCGGAGGGCGTGCCCACGAAGCTCGCCGAGCTGCGGGGGCAGATGGAGCAGGGTTTCCAAGCCGCCCGGACCGATCTGGTGAACTCCATGGACAAGACCACGCGCGAGATGCGTGAGGCGCAGCAGAGCATTCATCGCCGGCTGGATGAGCTGGAGCGCTTCAAGAGCCGCATCGAGGGCGCTGGCGGAGTGTTCGGATGGCTCGCCAAGAACGCCCCGTGGCTGCTGACGGTGATCTTCGCCATCGCTGCTGCGGTTGGGCTGAAGGATGACATCCCATGACCGAAACTCCGATCAAGACGTTCATCGCTGACCTGGCAAGGCCGTTCGCGATCTATGCGACCGCTGCATCTGCAGCCTGGGCGACTGTGGTCATCGCCTACAAGGTGACGGACGGGAACGACGGGGCTTGGGCTCTGGGCGCCATTGGCCTGACTCTGAGCGCAATCTACGCCGGCAAGGTCATCGAGAACTATCGCACCGCCGCCTCAAACGCCGAGGTGGAGAAGGAGCGGGCGAAGGCCAGCCCGCCGCCGGCCGAAGCCCTGAAGCCCGCCGCGATACCTGACGAGCCGGCCGCGGAAGACCCGACCCTGTACGGTGGTCCGCGCGCATGAGCCATTCCCTGACCACACAGGAGGCCGAGGAAGCCCGCACGCTCATCGCCCGCCTCGCTGTACTGCTGGAACCCAGGAAGGCCGCTCCTGATCCTCCTGCGGCCCCTGTTGCGCCTCCTAACGCCAAGATCCTCACGCCCGACGACTACGCCGCCGCTGCGGCTCGCCTGCGCTGCGCCGTTCCAGAGATCCGCGCCGTCTATGAGGTGGAGAGCGCGGGCATTCCGTTCGGCTACGATGGCCGGGCGACGGCCTTATACGAAGGCCACAAGTTCTCTGAGTTCACCGGAGGCAAGTTCGACAACACCTATGGCGGCGTGAGCTGGCCAGCTTGGGACAAGAAGAAATACCCGCGGGGCACGGCCGACGAGCGCCACCGCGCCAACTGGGACAAAATCCTGTTCGCCGCGCGCCTGGACCGCGACGCCGCCTACAAGTCCGCGAGCTACGGCGGCCCGCAGATCATGGGCTTCAACTTCGCCGCCTGCGGCTTCAGCGATGTCCACAGCTTCGTCGCCGCCATGAACGGGAGCGCCCGCGGTCAGCTCGACGCCTTCGTCAGCCTGATCCTCGACTGGAAGCTGGATGACGAACTGCGCGAGCGCAGGTGGGTAGACTTCGCGCGTCGTTACAACGGCCCACGCTACGCCGAGAACGCATACGACACCAAGCTGGCCAAGGCTTACACGAAGTGGGCGCAGGCATGAGGCTCCGCCGCGACCGCATCGCCCAGATCATCGCTTCAGTCTGCCTGATCCTGCTGTTCGGCGGCTGTCTCCTCATCATCCTCGGAAAGAGCTGGCCATGAAGCTCCGCGAACTCTCCCGCATGTTCTCGCCCGCGCGCTGGGCGCTCATCGCCGTTGTCGCGGTGTCGGTGCTCTTCGCCCTTTGGTGGTTCTGGACGGAACCAGGCCGAGCCAACCGCCGAGCGACAGAAGCCAAGGTCGACAGCGCTCTAGCCGGATCAACCGCCAGCTCCGCCAAGGACGCCGGCAAGACGATCGCGGGCGCCCAAGACCGGGAATGGACTATCGACCAGCAAGCCCAGGAGGCTGAAAGTGCAATTCGCCACGCTCCCGAAGATCAGCGCAATCGCGTCGCTCTCGATGCTCTGTGCATGTCAGACAGCGCCCGTAACGATCCATCATGCGTCGGGGTGCGCGGATCTGGTTCCCGCTGAGTGGGACAAGGGCGTTCCGAGCGCAGCGCTGCCGGTCCTGACTTCGGACGCAACGGAATGGCGGGTGTTTGGTGTTCGGCAGACCGGGCAGCTCGACAAGGCCAACGGGCGCTATGTCGATGCGCTGGGGATCGTGCGGCGCTGCGAGGCGAGGGATAAGGCGGTGGTGGAGCGGCTACAGGCTCCCTGGTGGAAACGACCGTTCCTCCGACAGCCTGATCCTGGCTAGTTCTCCTGCCTGACGGGCAGACCCTAATCACACGGCCTTTGTGCCGCTACTGGCCGCCGGTCCCTTAAGTGGGGTCGGCGGCTTTTGTCGTTCTAGGGGTTCAGCACGCGTTACCTATCGTGGGCGAGCCCATCACGCAGGCCCCAGCCTTTCCACCTTGAGCCACTGGCCTGCGCCGAATCCAGCGAGAACGTCGCCGTCTTCGTCGCGGAAGATGAGCGCGCCGCCTCCCGTTTCCAGAACCGCCCGGAAACCGAGGTACTGGCATTCATCGACCTGCACCGACCACCGGTAGAGGCCGGGCGTGATATGGCCCGGGGTTGAATTGACCGCTTTGAGGATCATCTTGGCTCCGTGTCGATGATGGCCGCTCTACAGGCCACGAAAGGTTACGCGTGCTGGACTATACCTTATCACTCAGGAGGCCAGAACGGACGGTCTACGATGTAGCCTGCGTCTAGGAGGGCGGAGAGGGCGGCCTTAAGCGCGGAGTCCAGGTCGAAAGTACCATCCAAAATCACGCCTTGCGGTCCCCAGTCATAGGGCCGCCCCTGCTCTTTCGCGATAGCCTCGCCCTCAGCGTCAAGATCGTGGATGTAGGCATCAGCCGACTTACCACTAGCGGCCAAGTCGGCGAGAAACCTCCGTCGCATCACCTCTATGCGCTCGTCGTGTTCGGCGTTAGGGGCGATCATGGGAAAACCCGTTCTGCTGCACGAAGTCCTCGTGCTTGCCGTCTGGCCGAAGCCAACCGCAGTAGTCGTCATCATGAACGTGGATGACGCCATGCTCATCCACCGTCCTCCAGATCACCTCCAGACCGATCACCAAGCCGTTCTCGTCCGTCGTGGCGCGAAGGCTTGCGCCGGCTGGGATGTTGATCGTCATGGGGTGTTCGAACCGAAGAACATGGCGACTATATATTTTGCAAACCCGCCTATCTGAGGTAGCGTTTCCAGCGAACGAATCGCGGGAGGCGAACATGCCCCACTACGTCATCAACTATGACCTTCGGGCACCCGGTCGAAATTACGATGGGCTCTACAAGCTCCTTGGCGAGTGGAGGGCGGTTAGCGCGCTTCAATCGATGTGGTTCGCGACCCTGAGAGGGCCAGCGAGCACGATCCGCGACATCCTCAAGGCGGAAGTCGACGCGAACGACGGGCTGTTCGTGGTCGAGATTACGAGCACTGCGGATTGGGCGTCGCGCGGGCTGCCTCCAGCGGCGGCTGACTGGTTGCAGCGCAACGTCCCTTAGCGATCCAGAATTCGTCCCGCACCCGCACCGGTACGCCTAGGGCTTGGGTCAACCAAATCGCGAGGCGAAGTCTGATCATTTTCATAGCGGTATCATAGTACCGAGGTATTCAGATACCGCAAGGCCGTAATGCCCGAGCCTCGGCTTCCCAAGGCTCGGGCGGGCTTCAACCATCACACTGCGCAGTAGACCAGAGATCAGCCCAGGGCCGACCTTCAGCGCCGCACCCTCCCGAGGGAAGGCCGTAAGCTTACGGGGTTGTATTGCGCACCGCACCGTGCGGAGAGCCATACAACAGGGTGGGCCCGCCAACCCGGCAAAATCGTCCCCCCTAGGAACCGCGCGATTTGGCTGGAATTAACTTGCTGTTAACGCGGGTACCCTCTATATTCCCGCCATCCTCGCTGGCGGTTTACCGTCAGCCTGAAAACCCTCCGAGTTTCGACTCGGGGGGTTTTTACTTTTACGGTAGCGAAATGCCGATTCGCGCCGCTGTCTATTTCGACGGCTTCAATATGTACCATGCACTGGACGCCCTTCAGCAACCCATGCTGAAGTGGCTCGACTTGTGGGCGCTCTCCCAAAAAATTATCGGAACTGATGAAGAGCTAGTGCGGGTAGTCACGTGCACAGCGATCATCACTGATGACCTACCAAAGCTCCTGCGCCACCGTGCGTACATATCCGCTCTGGAGGGCAAGGGCGTCCAGTGCATGAAGGGGCATTTCGCCGAAGATGTTCGGGTCTGCAAGCAGTGCGGGCGAGAGCACCGCTTTCGGGTCGAGAAGCAGGGGGATGTGAACCTTGCCCTGGCGATCCTCGACGATGCCCACAGGGATGTGTTCGATCACTGCTATCTTGTAACCGCCGATGGCGATCAGGCCGCTACGGCGAGGCTTGTGCGCGCTCGTTTTCAGGACAAGTGCATCTTCACGGTCGCGCCGCCGGGCAGGCAGCACAACAGGATGTTGCTCAACGAATGCCACGGGCATCGAAAGATCAGCGTTGCTGACTTGCAGCTCTGCATGCTCGGCGCAACGGTTCAGGGTCGTGAAAAGCTCATTCTGCGTCCGGAGGCCTACGCGCCTTAGAGGCCGTATCGCTCGCCACCTTTCTCACTGTCTCCTCAAAGGCGGCTTCGTCTTCGTCGGCCTCTAGCTCACGGGCGAGGTCGCGGAATTTGTCGAGTTGGGGCTTAGGGGCTGGTTCGGCCGTCATGACGCTAGGATAGCACGCCATGCCCCACGCGCCACTTCGGACCATCCGGGTAGAGTCACCCCACACTCATCGTATTGTCGTTGCAGAAGGGGGGGGGTGGCGCCGTATATGATGAATCATGCCTAGCGAATCTCCCCCTCTGGTCCTCGCGGTCGAAGAACTGCTCCAGCGCCGTGCGGTGCTGCAAGCGGAGATTGGTGAGATAAATGCGCAATTGGAGCAGGTGGCGGCACTTATTGGTGTGATGCCCCCGCCGAACAATGTGGCGACGGCGCGATCCGTACCGACCATTGATCGGCGGCGCGCTGGCTCACTTGTCGAGTTTCTCGTCGAATTCTTGTCGACCCAAAGCGAGGGTCTCACGCGATCCGAGCTTAAAGCAGTCGTGGGAGCGCACCCGGAGTTCGGGCCTAAGCTGCGTAATAATGAGAACGGCTTTTATAACGCTGTGAGCCGGCTTCTGCGGCGGACCGAAATCAGGGAGGTGGGCGGACTCCTCTATGCGCCGTCCAATGCCCCCACTGACGCCCTTGAGGTGCGGACCACTGAAGCGAGCGGCGCCAACATCAGCCTGTTCGGTCCCCTACAGCGGGGGGCCGTTCATGGCTAAACAAGCTTCCTCTAACGAGGAAGCCGGAGGCTTTCGCCTCCGGCCCCTTTGGTCGTCAAACCAAGTGTGGCAACCGCTTGCAGGCGGTTCGAAAGGTGGGTGGTACATGAGGAGATAACTCCTCTGCCAAGCACCTGCGTCGGGCGTGGTGCCCGACGCAGGTGTGATATCACATTTTGATCTGATGTGAAATTCACCCTCGCGGAGGCACCCCTCGGCGAGGGCTTTTTGCGCTTAGTGATCCAGCGCGACCGCCGCTTGCCCTTAGCCTTGGGCTGAGAGCCCGTCGTGAGGCCTCCGGTACGTCAGGCGCTTGCCGACCACGCCCTTGAGCGCTTCGTTGGCCCGCTGCTGATCGTCCACGCCAAGGGCGATGCGGTTGGAATACCGGAAGTCGAATTCGGCCACATAGCGGTGCAGGTGCTTCTTGGAGGCGTGCTGGTACACGCCGCGCATGCCGCGCTTGAAGATCGAATAGAAGCCTTCGACCGTCTGAGTGTGGATCGTGGCGTCTTGCCGCGAGACGTACTCGCCACGGCTATGGGTGGTCGTGCCGTGGTCGGCGAAGGCGTAGCCCAGCATCTTGTACAGGGGGTGCTCGTCGGTCATCAGACGGGCCTCAGCGGCGATGTTCTCGCTGAGGATAGTGCCGATGGTTTCAGCGTTCATGTGCTCCACAACCATGGAGCGGGCGCGGCCGGTGGAGCGATCCACCAACGTGAGGACGCGGTTCATGTTGCCGATGCGCAGCTTCTTGCCGTCTTGCACCGGGGCGTCGGGGTTGAGGCCGATATAGGTCTCGTCAACTTCCACGGCGCCACCGTCAGAACCGAAGGGCGCCAGCTCACCGGAGCGCATGGCCTCGCGGATGCGGTGCGAGAGGAACCAGGCCGTCTTGTAGGTCACTTCCAAGGTGCGGTGCAGTTGGTGGCTGGAGACGCCCTTCTTGCTGCTGCACATGAGGAAGATGGCTTGCAGCCACTTCGTCATCGGGAGCTTGGATTCCTCAAAGATCGTGCCGATGCGGACGGTGAACTGCTTCTTGCAGTCACCGCACTTCTTGAGGCCGATCCGAACGCGCTTCTCAGGGTTCGGCTTGATCGCCGAAATCCGACCCGCGCAGCCGCAATGGGGACACACCGGGCCATCGGCCCAGATCACGCCCTCAACGAATGCGAAAGCGGCGGCTTCGTCGTGAAAATAGGGCTTGCTGAGAACGGACATGGGCGTTGATTCCTTTGAAGAATCTTATAGCCCAGTCTGACGGGTTTGCAAAGTATATAATCGCCAAACCGATGGCCGCAGAGCGTAGCCGTCGCGCTCGCGCTCGTCAGAAATCAGCACCCAAAGCGCGTGGCCCATCGCGCGGCCGGCGTGGATCGCCTCCTGCGCCTCGCGGTAAGCGCCCCCTCGTTTCACCTCACCCGAGAGGGGGCTATCGGGCTGAACACGCTGATCGGCCGGCGAGAGGTCGGCGGATTGCGCTGGGTCTTGGATGTTCATTGTGTAGCCTCTGCGTTAGGAAGCACCCGTTCAAAGGTGCGCAAGTGAGGCGCAAGTGATGATCTCAACCGTAGGCCTCGACGCTGATGATACGCTTTGGCACAAGAAGGGCAACCTTTATTTTCCCCCTTACGCCACAAGGGTTTGCTGAGGCTCCAAGTCCTCAATAGTGCTCGCAAATACCGTGAACAAAGCAGGAAGCGTGCGCAACTTGCGCGCAGAGGGCTATTTCCGGCGCACCTTCGCCATCACGTCCTCGATGTCCTGCGGGCGGTGCTTGGCGTACCGCTCCGTGGTCGAGGCGACCGACTGGCCTAGCGCCCTCCCCACCATGAAGATCGGAACGCCCTTCAGGACGGCCCAGGTGGCGAAGGAGTGGCGCAGGGTGTGGGGCGACACGTCGTCCAGGCCAACCGCCTCGGCGTGCGCGGTGAAGGCCTTGCGGATGGTGCCGATACCCTGCCCGGCCCACTCGATCACGTAGGGCGAGCGTGAGCGCCGTTTAGCGTGCCGTAGAGCCCGCTCCAGGTGTCCGATGGGGGCGACAGTCCGCCGCTTCTTCGTCACCCGTCTGCCGGGCTTCCTGAAGTCGATGAGGCCGGTCTGGAAGTTCACCCGGTCCCACGTCAGGTCCAGGATCGCGCCGGTCCTGGCGCCGGTGTACATGGCGATCCTGGCGAACAGCAGGACATGGCGGCTTCGCTTGGTGCGGAGGGCGCGGAACAGCCGGGCGACTTCCGGCCTGGTCAGCCAGCGCTCGCGGGGCGGAGCTGGCGTCAGGGTCAGCATGGGCGGGGCGCGGGTGATCTTCTCGCGCTTCTCCGCCAGCCTCAGGGCCGCGGACAGAACCGACAGATCCCGGCGGATGCTTTCCTCGCCGTACTTGATCGCCCGCTTGTGGTCGACGTAGGCCTGTTGCTTGCCGATCCCGCACTCGACGGCCAGCGTGGTTCCGAAGAAGGGTTTGAGGTTGCGGATTCCAAGGCTGGCGTTGTCGGGGCGCATGAGGCCCGAGGCGTGAACGTCCCAGTACCAGTCCAAGGCGTCGGAGACGGTCAGGGCGTCCCCGGTCTGCGTGCCGGCAGTTAGCCGTGTCGCTGCAAGGATGGCCTCTGCCTGAGCACGATCTGGCGTGCCTGTCGTAGCGCGGCGGGAACGTCGACCTTCTGACCACTGGATATACCAGTTGGGGGAGGTGGCGATTTTGACGAGGGTGTAGTCCGGCACTTCTGAAGGTACTCGTCCAGGTCTGACGCGCGGTACTTAACCAGCCGGGGGCTCACCTGCGAAGCGGTGATTACGCCACTCGCTCGCAGGCGGTCCAGGGTTTGGGTCGACATGCCGAGATATTCGGCGGCGTCCTTTCGGGAGAGAACGGCGGTCACGGTCCTACCCCTCGCTTTCCGGGGGAGTTGGAAGGGGTTCATCCGGTGCTGTCTTAGAAAGCTCGCTTCGCTGCGCACCCGAGAGGCCGGCGTCGGCTGGAAGGCGTGGGTCAATCTGCCGGATTGGGTGATCTGGGAACAGCACGGTCCAGAGCCGGTCCGCGATACGCAGGAATTCCGCCCACGGGCTTTCCTGGTAGCCCACGCCGTTCTCTCGGATGTACGGGGTCCAGTTGGCGCTGGATGCCATGAAGGCGTAGTTCACCAGCCTGCGCGCTTCGGCGCGAGTGATGGTGATGTCGCCGCCTCCAGCTTGGCTCTGCTCCGGTGACCAGCTCGCTGGCGATAGGTCAGAACCGGCTGACCCCTTATCTCCTCCCCCTAATACCTGGGGAGTAGGTTCTGATCGGGTGTTCCAGGCTTCTACGGCCTCGGCTTGGCTATGCCACCAGCAAGTCATCGCGTGGCATCGGCCCTCGCACTCAACCCGGTAGCCCGTCGCGCCGTCATGAAAGATGCGCCCGCCGCCGTGAAGCCACGCATCGCAGCCGCAGAACGGGCAAGGTTTCAGTCTCTCAGACATTCTCCGCTCCCTTGCGGATGGAGGAAGGAATCATTTGGCCTCCCGGGAACTTTCCCCGGCGTTCAGTGGGCCTCGCGGTGGCGGCTCTGAGGGTCATGCTGCGATCCCCTGCCTGCGGGCGGACTGCGCGATGCCGATAAGCATGTCGCGGAAGGCCGGCGGCGTGGAGTTGCGGATTTTGGTCTTGTCCTTCCCGCCGACCATCGCCATGACGCCGATCCGGCGGGCCTTGGCGTAGCCGTAGCGCTCGATCATCCATTCCGGGATGCGCTGCTCGCCCTTGCCCCAGATCAGGCTCGGCAAGTCGGTTCCGACCGCGTAGAGCCACGTTCGCTTGTTCGAGAAGTGGCCGTAGAACCCCTGGTCGACACAGCACGTCCAGCCGCCATAAGCGTCGGCCTGGACCCAGCCGCCGGTCGGCGGAGGCTTCTGCAGGCCGAAGAACGCCCACGCCAGGCTGTCCTTGGGGTGCTCCAGAACGCCGCCGTAGTTGCGGACCGCCGTCAGCGCCGCGGCGAAGCATCCCTGATCCTCGCCCAGGCGGTATTGGTGGGGCTTGCGCGGCGCACCGCCCCAGAACCTCCCCCAACGTTGGCAGGGTGGGTGCGCGACGACCGGATAGGGGCCTCGGTACAGCCTGGCGTCCCGCGCCTCGTCCCAGCGGTCCACGCCAGGCAGATTGGCGTAGGCGCCCTCGGGCTCGATGTACAGGGCGGCGATCACGCACCACCTCCAGCAAAGCTCTGCGTATGGGACCGGCTAGTCCGGCGAAAGGAAGCGCGTGCTGAACCCTGCCTACCCATGGTGAGCCTCGGCTTTCTCGGCGTCGCGACGACGTTTGCGGAAGTAGGCCTCACCACAGGCGGCCAGGAATTGGTCCCAGAGCCACAGTCCGCCGAGCAGAGCGCCGAACAGCAACCCGAGCGTCCAGAAGACCGCGCCGGTCACGAACGCGAAGTCGTGAAGGAATTGACCGATCTCGCTCATGGCGTCTTGTCCTGGGTAGGGAGAGCGGATCGCTTTGCGGCTTTGCGTTCGCGTGCTCGGCGTTGCTGGCGAGTCTCAGGCTGTTCGCCCCAGTTCTCCCGCTCTCGCCTTGCGCGCTCCGCTTCTCGCCTGGCCGCCGTCTCGGCTTTCGACGGGCCGCCGCCGATCATGTCGTCTCCCATAGCCGCGAGCGCGCCCGCAGCGAATGCGGCCATTCCCGCTCCAGAGATCAGAACCCGGCTCACGACTGCCCCTCCTTCTCTGAGGGGGTGAGGGCGGGCGGATCGGGAAGCGGGTGCCAGTGGGTCGGGCCTTCCGGCAAGTCCCGGTCGCTCCACCAGGTCCCACGGAGCAACCTCGGCTCCCACCAAATGACACGTTGATCGCCGCCGTTCGGGGCTTCGGGGTCGGGACACCAACCGAGGAAGCAAATGGCGGCGCTGTTGAGGTCTGGCGTCTTTGGTGCGGTCTCTATCGGTCGCCACTCCGTCAGTTCAGCAATGCGGGCGGTAGAGAGTTCGGAGAGGACGGTGAGGAGGTCGGCGGAGTATTCTCGCGCCAGCTCTTCCGAGAAGCAGTGGCAAGGCCAAAAGTGTGGAAGGCTGTCTGCAAGGTCCTTCACCCGCTCTACAGCTTCTGTGGGGGTGGGAGGAGAAGAGGGGGCCTCTTGTGTTAAAGTGCGTCCGTCGCTGCGCTCCGGCTCACCTTGGCCGCTCTTCGATGGATTGGTGGTCATGTGCGATCCTTCCAAACGGCGTCGCCGTTGAACTTGCGCCAGCCCTTGAAGCCGCCGGCCTTGCGTTCCTTCGGCCTGGTGAGCTTGTTCTGGCGCTTGGCGTGGGCCACGGTCGCTATGTCTCCGGTCTTCCCGAAGGTCTTGGCGTCGTGGCATTTGCTGTGCAGCGGAGCGAGGTTGTCGGCGCTGTCGTCGCCGGTCAGGCCGCGCGGGAGTTCATGGTCCCAGTCCACGCCGAGACCGCCCATCGCGACCGGCTTGCCGCACCACCAGCAGATCCCGTTGACGCGGTTCCAGGCGGCGGTCTTCTGCGCCTTTGTGGGTGTGGAGCGGTCGGCGATCTCCACCGGCTGGCGGGTCATCAGGGGGTTGATGGTCATCGCGCAGCCCCCGGAGCGCCGTTGTTGGCGACGCCCCGGCCCTGGCTGCTGACGTGGATAGTTTTGCTGGTCACCCGACCTTCCCCATGGCTCGCATGTCGGATTGCTGGGTGCGCCAGGCGTCGATGATCGCAGACGCCGCGTCCCGGCGGTCGCGTTCGCTGTGGTAGTTCTCCGCCACCAAGCGGAAGTCGGTCAGGGCGCGCTCGTACTCTGGGGAGGCCAAGGCGGACGCCTGACGCTCGCCAACGGTCTTGGCGTTGGCCGCGATCTCCGCTTTCGCCAGAACGACTTTGAGCTGCTTCTCGGCGAACTCGTAGGCGGCGCGGGCGGCGGCGTGCTTCTGACCCTTCAGGATCTCGAAGGCGTGCTCAACGTGGCTGTCTGGAATGCGGATCATGGCTATTCCGCCGCCATGTGACTTGCGCTTCCGGCCAGACCGCCAGACACCGGCTCACGAGGTCCGATAGTTCCGCGAAAGCCTTCGTCGAGTTCGGCCTCTGCTTCGGCGCTCTCGTTCGGCGCCATCAGCTCTTCGCGGCGCAGCTCCAGCTTGTCACGGAGGGGGTCGAGCCACGAGACCGGCAGATGGGCCGTCAGGGCTTCGAAGTCCTCAAACCAGCCGCGCACGCCGTCCAGGTCGAGCTTGGCGATCTCGGCGTTGATCTTCTCGTGGTCGCCGTCGCGCTTGGCCTGGGCGGCGCTCTTGCGGCCCCCGCCCATCTGCGGCTCGGGTTCGGGCTCGCCGACCTGAGGAGTGGGCTCAGCGCCGCTCTCCAGCCACGCCATGAGGGCCTTGGCTGTTTCGTCGGTGATCGGCTTGGGGTCGCCCACGAACACGCCTGTGCGGTCCTTGGAGGCCGCTGCGTAGTGCCCCTGGTGGGTCAGGTCGAGAACGGTCGTGAACTCGTACTCGATGCCGTCGCGCTGCTCTGACTTCATGCCGAGCTTGACGACCTTCTTCCGGCCATTCTCCTCCGTCTGCGCCGTCTCGGTCTTCGAGCGCATAGTGGCGATGATGTGCATGTCGGACCGCAGCATGGCGTCGAGGAAAGCGCGGTGACGGGGGGTGACATCGTTCCAGGCCGACCAGCTATTGCCGCGGAACTTGGCCGCCGCGACCTGATCGACAAGCTCCAGGCAACCGCCGACGCCGTTCCATTCGTGGCTGGCGCTGTCGATCACCAGCACGTCGTAACCGGCTTGCTGAGCGGAATGGATGGCCTCAATGAACCGCTCGGGCGTGTAGGGCGGCGTCAGCTCCAGCACGTCGAACTCGGCGAGATGGGTGTAGAGGCTTGCCGAGCCGCGCTCGGTGTCGATGACGGCCATCTTCCCGCCAAGCCCCTTGCCGAGCTGGAGGGCGCCCCAGGTCTTGCCGGAACCGCTCGGGCCGGTGATAGCGAGGCGCAGCTTGGCCTTGCGGCGCTGGGCTTTTTGGAATTGCATCATGCTGCGTGCTCCAGCTTGGCGAGACGCCCGCGGATCAGCGCGTCTTCGGCTTCCGCTTTGGTTTCCGTCTCGGCGGCGTTGATGGTGGAAATGGCCTTGATGGCGGCGACGGAGGCGCTGAAGAGCGCCATCTTCGCGTCCTCGGTGTCGTGGGCCTGAAGGGCGAGGTTGGACTTCTGGCGGAACGCAGCCATGGCAGCGTCCACCGCGATCTGACGGGGGCGAG